TCGGGTAGTACTTTTTACTTAATCCAGCCTGAAAACGTATACTTTGGTACTACAAAAAAGTGTCGGGATTTTGACACCCTGTAAGTTTCACGTAAGAAATGTGTCGGGAAATCGACACTTTGAGTACTTTTGTTTGCAGAAAAATTCCTGATGTAACACTAACGTATTACATGCAGGTGTCGGTTTTCCGACAGTTGTAGCTAGTTTGTTTCCAGAAAACCGTGAAACATAACACTTTAGTACTACATTGTTTTATAGGTGGTTGATTTGTAAGAAAAAAGTATTACTTTGATAGGGCTGGCGTGTCCTGTACAACTTTAGTTCTAACTTTGGTTTCCTAACTGTTAGGGATGTGCCGCGCCTATCGGGGCGCCCTTGCCCATAGGTTTTGACTATCGGTTATAGCGCATAACTATATGCATACTTACTAATCGAGACAATCGTAAGTACACGTACTAATTGATAAATGCATAAAACAAACAATGAACAGACATTCACATTCAAAGAGGGGGGTGGGGGGAAAACTTGGGATTTCATAAAATGACGTAATGCAGCTTACTACGATTTTTATAATTTTTAAAAAGGAGGGGGGACAGCTTACAGGGGGGTATGTTACATGGTTTGGATTAAACGGGCTACAAGCCCTGTTTTATTGGTTAGGCTACCTGGGTATTCCCAGGCTCCTAACAGGAGCTTCTAGGTGGGTTATAATCGTTTTAAACATGATAACAAGCTCGGCTAGGGCCTCGCATGAGGCTAACAGGAGATATGACGTTCTTGTTAACATGCTCGGGGCCATGCCCTCGCGTGTGCACGTACGTGCACGTATAAGTTATATAATAATAAATATAATAATATAATAAATATATAATAATAATATATATATATTAATATATTAGGGTATCATACTTTTAACTTCTTGTCAATAGTTTTCTATAATTTTTTTTTTATTTTTAAAAATCTTGTGGATTTAGTAATAAATCCCTTGACTTTTAGATTCTTTTGTGGTATAATATTTAGTATAGAGCGTCTACTTTCTGTAGACGTAGTTTGTTTGGAGTAAACAATTGGCTTTAACTGATAACGAAAAAACAAAAGATCGTAAACCGAAGATACGTTCTGTTGACGCAGGGACCAACAGGTCCTGGTCAGACAAACAAAAGATTGAAGCTGTTCAGTCTTACCTACTTTTAGGCAATCTTGCGCTTACGTCTCGAATCTTGAAGATTCCTGAAATTACCCTTCGTGTGTGGAAAACCACCGAATGGTGGAAGAACGTTGTTGACGACCTACGGCAGCAAGAGTCTATGGAAATGTCAGGACGTCTGCGTAAAATCGTAGACGCCAGCCTGGTGGCTGTCGAAGACAGGCTGCTAAACGGTGACCTGATGTACGACAACAAAACTGGTCAAATGGTACGCAAGCCCGTTAACATGCGGGATGCTCACAAGGTTGCTGTTGACCTAATGGACAAGAAAAAGCTCCTGGACAAGGAAGCTTTGGAAGGTCCTCAAGAACAACAAGACGACGACAGGTTGCTTAAGCTTGCTGAAAAGTTTGCCAGCCTGGTACAAGCTAAAACAGAAAAGCCCGTTGAGATTATCGACGTGGAAGACGTAGAGATAAAGGAAGCTGGTTTGACTCCATCTTCCTCCGATATAGAGGAAAACCAAAATGCCATACATGACCAATGGGAAACGGGACTACAAGAAGGAGAACGAAAAGTACAACTCCAAGCCCGAGATTCGTCAAGCTCGCTCGGAACGGACGGTGCTCCGTCGTCAAGCTAATGCTGCAGGAATCACCCACAAGGGAGACGGTAAGGACCTCGATCACATCAAACCTCTGTCAAAAGGCGGAGCTACCAAAATGTCCAACATGCGAGTCGTCGACGCTAGTGCCAACCGCAGCTTCTCTAGGAATGCAGACGGAAGCCTCCGTAACCAACAATCCACACGTGAGCGTAAAGCTAAACACAAATGACTGTTCTTACAGCAGACGTTGTTCAGGGTTTTGTTGGGAGTGTACTCTCATCGCGGTTTGATGGACGTTCCAGTAGCCCAGACTTTCACAAAGAATGCTGGGAACTGTGTTGCTCTCCAGAGAAGTTTGTAGCGATTGCTGCACCCCGAGGCCATGCTAAAAGTACAGGTGTTACACTAGGGTACGGGTTAGCCACTTTGCTCTTTCGAGAGCGCAAGTTTATGCTTCTTGTCTCAGATACAGAAGCTCAAGCCTCCTTGTTCCTTGGAACATTTAAACAAGAGCTGCAAGACAACCAAGACCTTATTGACTTGTTTGGCTTAAAGCGTAACGACAAAGGTTTGGTTCAGTTTGCTAAAGACACTGAAACAGACATTATAGTTGAGTGTCAGGACGGACATAAGTTCAGGATTATTGCCAAGGGAGCGGAACAGAAGCTTCGTGGATTAATCTGGAACGGGTCACGTCCCGACGTCATTATGTGTGACGATATGGAAAACGACGAGCTTGTTATGAACAAAGAACGTCGTGAAAAGATGCGTAAATGGTTTAAAGGCGCTCTTCTTCCCTGTCGTAGTGATAGCGGTATTGTTCGCATGGTAGGTACAATCCTACATGCCGACAGCTTGCTAGAACGCATGATGCCCAACCCGTCAGACAAAATGACGGTTGTAGAAGATTTAAAACAATACTCCAAACGCAAGGGTATGTGGAAAGCAGTTAAATACCGTGCACACAACTCTGACTTTAGTAAGCTCTTGTGGGCTTCTAAGAAGTCTGCTGCAGAGTTTAAGATGCTGTATGAGGAAGCTGTCAAAGATGGCACTACAGACATCTACAGCCAGGAATACTTGAACGAGCCTATTGATGAATCTGTGTCCTTCTTCAAGAAGGGGGATTTTCTTCCCATCACAGAAGAAGCACGAAAGGCCCGTCTCAACTATTACATTACGGCTGACTTAGCTATTTCGGAAAGTGAGAAGGCTGACTTCTCTGTGTTTGTGGTAGCTGGAGTTGATGAGGATAAAATCATTCATGTTAAGAACGTTATTCGGGAACGTATGGATGGTAAGGAAATTGTGGACACGTTCATGGCCTTACAAAAGCTGTACAATCCTGTTGCAATGGGTGTTGAGGATATGCAAATTTCCAAAGCCATTGGCCCGTTCCTCCGTGAAGAGATGATTAAGAATAATACATTCATTTCCCTGTTGCCTTTAAAGCACGGTGGTAAAGATAAGACAACACGCGCTAGAAGTGTGCAAGCACGGTTACGTGCACATGGCATGAAGTTTGACAAAGAAGGTGATTGGTATCCCATCTTTGAGAACGAATGTTTGGCATTCCCTCGCGGTAAGCATGATGACCAAGTTGACGCTTTTGCTTACCTTGGACTTATGCTAGACATGCTTATTGAAGCCCCTACTCAAAGCGAAGCAGAGGAAGAAGAATATCTGGAGGAACTGGAAGGTTCCGATTTGAACAACCAAGGACGCGATTCCTACACTGGGTACTAATACATGGATGAAGAACAAAAGCCATTGGCAGCCATGCTGGAAAGCGTGAACATTGCCGAGTCTCTTGATGAACAACAACTCAAGGATATTGGACGTGATGCTGAAAAAGGTTTTTTCCTTGACCATCAGTCTCGCCTTGATTGGGAAAAGAACATTGATGAGTGGACCAAACTTGCTAAACAAACAATTGAGCCAAAGAGCTATCCTTGGCCTAAAGCGTCTAACATCAAATACCCTCTATTGTCTACGGCTGCTATGCAGTTTGCTGCTCGCGCTTACCCTTCTCTTGTGCCGTCGAATGGGAAGATTGTAAACGCTAAGCCCATTGGTAAAGATCCAGATGGTGCTAAAAGCAAAATTGCAGAAGCTGTTTCCATCTACATGTCTGTCCAGTTACTGGAAGAGATGACAGGATGGGAAGAGGAAATGGACAAGTTGCTCATTATGCTCCCTATTGTGGGCACAATGTTCAAGAAAACATATTGGGATCCTCTCAAAGAAGAGAATTGCTCACATCTGGTTATGCCAAAGAACTTGGTTGTTAACTACTGGGCACGTAATCTGCAGGATGCAGAGCGCATTTCTGAAATCTTGGAGGTGTCCCCCCGTAAAGTTAAAGAACGTCAGCAATCTGGTCTGTGGTTGGACATTGATTTTGGTACAGCCAACATGCCAGAGAACGAAAAGAATGCTCCCACAGTGGATGAAACTACTCCACACATGTTTATTGAGCAACATACGTTCTTGGATTTGGATGATGATGGCTACAAAGAGCCCTACATTGTCACATTCCACAAAGATACAAAGAAAGTCGTACGAATTGTCGCACGTTTTGACGAAACTACCATCAAACTTGATGCCGAAGGGAACATTCGCAAGATTGATCCTATTCAGTATTACACTAAGTTTGGCTTTATCCCTAATCCTGATGGTGGATTCTATGATATCGGCTTTGGCGTCCTTCTTGGCCCGCTCAATCACAGCGTAAACACCCTAATTAACCAGCTTTTGGACGCAGGCCACCTGGCTACGTTGCAAGCAGGCTTCTTGGGTAAGGGTTTACGCATTAAAATGGGTGATACCAAGTTTATGCCAGGTGAATGGAAGGCAGTTAACTCTACAGGCGATGACCTGAAGAAGCAAATTGTCCCCCTGCCCACAAAAGAACCTAGTTCTGTGTTATTCCAGCTTATGGGTAGCTTGATTACCTCTGGTAAAGAGCTGGCTTCTGTGGCAGAAATCTTCACTGGTAAGATGCCTGGTCAAAACACACCTGCAACCACCACAATGGCTACTGTTGAACAGGGCATGAAGGTGTTTACTGCAGTGTACAAGCGATTGTACCGTGCACTAACTGAAGAATTCATTAAACTGGCTCGTTTAAACTCCTTGTACCTCAATCCGCAGACTTATGTGGACACTGTTGGTATGGATGTAGGTCCAGATGACTTTAAACAGGTCATGCACAAGATTTATCCAGCCGCTGACCCCACAGCAGTGTCTCAGACTGAAAAGCTCTTAAAAGCCCAGGGTTTAATGGAACTGTTGCCTACAGGTATTCTTGATCCTGTGGTTGTGGTGAAACGTATTTTGGATGCACAAGAACAACCCAACTGGCAAGAGTTGCTTAATAAGCAAATTGCTCAAACGGGTGAAATGCCTCCTCCTCCACCCGATCCTAAACTCCAAGAAATGGAAATGAAGGGTCAGTTGGAACAACAAAAGATTCAAATGCAGGGCACAGCCCAACAGCATAAGATGGAGCTAGAAGCTCGCGATAAAGAAGTTCAACTCGCTATGAAACAGCAAGAACATGCTCAAAACATGCAACATGCTAAGGACATGGCGAACATTAAAGCTGCAGAAGCTGTTCACAACCAACGAGTATTCTCCGCCACAGAACAGGCAGCGTTTATTCAAAAACTCATGCACACTGATGCAGCCCATCAGCAGAAAATGAGTCATGCACAGCAGCAAGCAGCGCAACAGGCTAAGAAGCCATCAAAAGGAGCTAAATGACAAAGAGTGAATTTGTAGATTGGAAAGGTCACCCTGTAACCCAGGAAATCTTTCGCCAACTTCAACGTCGAATTGTGGATTTGCAAGACATGCTCGGGGAGTCAGCAGGCGTTGACCCCCGACAAGATGCAGTCTATGTAGGTGCAATTAAAGCCTACAAAGATTTAATCACAATTGAATTTGACGCAGAAGATGAGGAGTCTCAATGATCGTTCCCGCATTACACCGTATTCTTGTCAAGCGAGATAAGCTTGAAGACACGGACAAAACCCTTCTCAAAGCCAAACAACTTGGCTTACACATTCCAGAGCATGAAGATATTAAACGTGCCCAGGCAAGTGTAGATAAGGGGACTGTTGTAGCAATAGGTGCTACAGCGTTTCGAGATTTTAATACACCTTCTCCCATTTCTGTTGGTGACTACGTTGCTTTTGCCCGCTTTGCTGGTAAAATTGTAGAAGACCCATACACTAATGAAGAATTTGTTGCACTAAATGACGAAGATATTGTTTGTATCTTTCATCAAGAATAAGGAGGCCCTAGATGGCTGAAGAAAATACTGTTGTCCCAGAAGACAACGCCGCTCCCACAGACGAAACCTCTAAACTGTCCGCTGCTGAAGAAAAGGCAATGGAACAAGGATGGGTTCCACAAGACCAGTGGGATGGAGACCCTGAACAATGGCGACCAGCAAAAGAATTCCTGGATCGCGGTGAGTTGTTTAAAAAGATTGAAGATCAGAACCGTACGATTAAGGAATTTAAACGTGCGCTAGATGATTTGAAAGGCCACCATTCAAAAACTCGTGAAGTTGAATACGCACGAGCATTGGAAGCCCTGAAGATGCAGAAACAATCTGCTATTGAAGAGGGTGACGGCGCCGCTGTTATTAAACTTGATGACCAAATTGACCTCGTTAAAGACGAGCAACAACGTCTCAAAGTTCAAAATAATCAGCCAACCGAAGAAGTAATTAACCCTGAGTTTACTAACTGGGTTGAGAAAAACAAATGGTACGAGACCAGCGAACCAATGAAAGCTTACGCAGATGCGTTAGGCCGTAACTTGGCAGCAAGTGGTCTTAGCCCGTCGGCTGTTCTACTTGAGGTAGAAAAACAAGTTAAGTTGGAGTTCCCAAATAAATTTACTAATCCCAACCGTAATAAGCCAGGTGCAGTAGAGGGTAGTTCTAACAAAGGCGGCAAAGGAAACGATTCGTTCTCTTTGTCCGATGAAGAGCGTCGAGTGATGCAACGTTTCGTCCGTACAGGTGCTATGTCTGAAAAAGAATACATCGCGGAATTGAAGCGCATTAAAGGAGTTTAATATGAGTGAAATCAAAGAAGCAATTGCGAAAGCACCGAGAGGTCGTCCGCAGCGTGTACCCGTTGGTACGCGTAACGTTTTAACAGTGGCTGACAAAGATGTTAACTACGAATATAGAATTATTAATGACTCGGGAGATCGAGTGCAGGAATTTTTGGATGCGGGCTATGAGCTGGTTGCCAAAGATTCTGTGAGGGTGGGTGATAAGCGTGTCAACTCGGCTACGTCCGAAGGCTCTCTTGCACATCTGTCCGTTGGTCAAGGTCAAAAGGCCTTCGTTGTACGAATCAAAAAAGAATGGTACGAAGAAGATCAAGCTCGCAAGCAGATCAAGGTCAATGAGATGGAAAACGCCACCAAAGCTAAAGCTCTTGATGGTACTTATGGTAAGCTCGAAATTTCTCGAAGCTAATTAAAATCTAAGTGCCGTTGGGAATTACCTATTTTATTATGGAGAATTGCTAATGGCAAGTGTATCTCGTATTAACGGCTTTCGTCCCGTTAAATCAATCACAGGCGCACCTTATAATGGTGCCGCTAACGTGTATTTTGTTCCTTCCTCTGACTCCACCGTGATTATGGTTGGTGATGCAGTTAAGCTCGCAGGCGACGCCCGCGCAGCTACTGGCGCACCTACTGTTACCCGCGCTGGCGCAACTGACGTCGCAGTCGGTATTGTGGTTGGTATTTTGTTTACTGGTGAAGGCGACCTCACCAACATTCCTCCTGTTAACGACCTCAACACTCCAGTGTATCGTCGTGCTTCTACAGATCGTTATCTGTTGGTTGCTGATGATCCCAACTTGATTTATGAAGTTCAATATGCAGGTACTAGCGTTTCTGCAGCTACAATTACTGCTAACGTTGGTCAAAACGGCCAATTCACAACTACTGCTGGCAGCACCACTACTGGTTCTTCTGGTATGCAGTTGGATAGCTCTGGTCTTGCAACCACTGCTACTCTTCCCTTGAAGATCGTTGGTTTCCCTAACCGTCCAGATAACATTCCTGGTGACACCTATTTCAGCTACTACGTGAAGCTGAACCAAGTGGTCTACGGTACTGGTACTGGTTCGACAGGTTATTAAGATTAAAGGAAAGGTAGAATATGTCTATTATTAATAGTGGCTCGTTTGCCAAGGCGCTATGGCCTGGTGTTAACGCATGGTACGGTAAAGCATACAATGAGTATGACACCGAATTTGACAAGTTGTTTGACAAGAACACTTCAACAAAAGCTTTTGAAGAAGACGTTGGTGTTTCTTCGTTTGGTTTGGCTGTTCAAAAGGGTGAAGGTTCTCCTATCTCTTATGACAGCGAGCGCCAAGCGTTCACTACACGTTACCAACACGCTGTGTTTGCGTTGGGTTTTATCATCACTCGTGAGATGATGGAAGACGACCAATATGACGTCGTGGGTCAGCGTAAAGCTCAAGGCTTGGCATTTTCAATGCGTCAAACTAAGGAAGTTATCGGCGCTAACGTGTACAACCGTGCTTTCAACAGCTCGTACACAGGTGGTGATGGTTCTGCTTTGATCAGCGGTTCTCACGCTAACTTGAAGGGCGGCACTTGGTCTAACCAAATTGCTACCGCTTCTGACTTGTCTGAAGCAGCTTTGGAACAAGCTTGTATTGACATCGCTGGTTTTACCAATGATGCTGGTTTGCTTATTGCAGTTAAGCCTCAAACATTGATTATCCCACGTCAATACATCTTTGAAGCCAAGCGTATCTTGGGTTCTGATGGTCGTGTTGGTACAGATAACAATGATTTGAATGCTATCAAAGGCATGGGTTTGATTCCTGAAATGGTTGTTAACCATTACTTGACTGACGTTGATGCTTGGTTCATTCGTACTAACGTGCCTCACGGTATGAAGTACTTTGAGCGTCGTGCTGACCAGTTTGACATGGATAACGATTGGGACACTGAGAACGCTAAGTTCAAAGCCACTGCTCGTTACAGCTTTGGCTGGACTGATCCACGTGGTTTGTACGGCTCTGCTGGCGCCTAATTAACCTAGGGGGAGTGGCAACACTCCTCCCTTTTTAAGGAATTAATATGGGTTTTCGCTTATCCGACATTACACCCCTTACTGCTACCGGCCCAACAACCCTTATCCCTACGTCAAAAGACGTAGTTGTTAAGGCGTTTAAAGTTACTCGCAGTGATACAACATCCACTTTAAAAACGGTTTTGCCTGCTGATGCTTCTGTATTGAACATCATTATGGCAGGTTCCGTTTCTTCAGATGCAGGCACAACTGCTACTGTTACGTTGGTTATTTCTGACAACACTGGTGCTATTTCAACAGGCACTGCTGTAAACGTCAAAACATCAGGTACAACAACTCAAATTGTGCAAATGCCTAGTTTGCCTAATATTCAACCCAGTCCTTTAACTGGTGATTTGAAAATTACTGCAACTTATGCAGAAACTGGTACAGCTTCCACTACTGGTGGCGACTGGACTTTTATCGTCACTTACGTACGTTAATGGAAAGGGGCTTTTGCCCCTTTTCTTTCTGGAGAAAATATGCGTCCCCAAAGTATTACTTTGACCACTACAGGAACATCCGCGTGGATTCCTTTAGATTCTCGTCAAGCCCCTTTTAATGTGGGTCTCGGTGTAAAAATTAATTCAGGTACTGCTACCTACACGGTTGAACACACTTTTGATGACGTGTTTGACTCAACTGTAACTCCTGTTGCTTTTAGTAACAGTAATATCTCTGCAGCTACTACTAATAAAGACGGTAATTATGCGTTTCCTGTTCGTGCTGTTCGTTTGAACATTGCATCAGGCTCTTCGCCAAATGTCACGTTAACCATTTTGCAGGGAGTTCGATAATGAATTTATTAGATATTGGTTTGTTTTTGGATTTGGTTTCTAATCCAAAACAATATCAAGCCAAACTTAAAGAATTAAAAGAATACGATGACTCGTTAAAAGCAAACATTGCTTTGTCACACGATGTTGCCGATATTGAAACTGCAAAAAGTCTTGCTGCAAAAGCATTAACAGAAGCTACGGCTTCTATTGATGCCGCTAAAGAACAAGCAGAAGTTATTATTGCAAATGCTCGTACTGCTTATGAATCTCGTTTTGCTGCTTTGGCACAAAAAGAACGTGAAGCAGATGAAGCTGTAGCAACAAAAAATCGCATTGAGGCAGCCCACGCTGCTCGTGAAAATGCAATTGCACAGCTTGAAAAACAGCTTACAAAACGATCTGAACAACTTAAACAAGATGAGGCTTCCTTACAAGCACGTCTTGCTGAAGTAAGTGAACGTCTCGATAAACTTAAATCTGTAATGGGTTAATAAATGTCTGTAACTACTGCTAGCGGAGTATCCGCAACGCTGGTCCAACCAGCAGTGTTCCGTGGTGCAGTAGCACCTTCTGTTGCTTCATTAGGTGATTTATGGGAAGACACTTCTGGAAGTGTTCCTGTACTAAAACATTGTACTGCTGAACCAAATACTTGGACAGCTATTAGTAGTGGTGGGGGCGGTGGCGGCGTTTCATCTGTTGCATTATCAGTCCCCAGCTTCTTATCTGTTGCGGGCAGTCCGATAACCTCCTCTGGCACACTTGCCGTGTCGTATTCGGGTACTGCACTTCCCTTGGCAAATGGAGGCACAGGAGGGACAACTGCTGCAGATGCTCGAACTAACCTAGGTTTAGTCATTGGTACTAATGTGCTTGCCCCTAACGGAAGTGCAGCATCTCTTACTAGCTTCCCCACGTTTAATCAGAATACTACGGGTACTGCCTCTAATGTCACAGGCACTGTGGCTATCGCTAATGGCGGTACAAACGCTACATCTGCAGCAGACGCTAGAACTAATCTTGGATTAGGAACTGCTGCTGTCTTAACCGCTGGTTCTGCTAATGGCGCTGCTACCTTAGATGCTGGTGGTACTGTCCCATTAGCGCAACTTCCATCCTCGATCACAGGCGGCGTAAGCTACCAAGGAACATGGAACGCAACGACCAACTCGCCAACATTAACCTCCAGCGTTGGTACTAAAGGTTATTACTACGTTGTTAGCGTTGCTGGCTCAACAAATTTAAACGGCATCACCGATTGGAAGATTGGCGATTGGACCATCTTTAACGGTAGCGTTTGGGAGAAGGTTGATAACACAGAAGCTGTTACATCGGTAAACGGATACACAGGAACAGTTAATCTTGCTTATTCTGACTTAGGTACTGTCCCAGTTGCTAATGGTGGAACAAACCTGACAACTTACGCAACAGGCGATATTCTTTACGCCTCTGCCACCAATACGTTGTCTAAACTAACTGCTGGCACAAACGGATATGTTTTAACGCTTGCTAGTGGTGTTCCAACTTGGGCTGCTGCAAGCGGCGGTGGCGGTACTCCAGGTGGTTCAAGTGGTCAGCTTCAGTACAACAACAGCAGTGCATTTGGCGGTGTTACAAACATTACTGTTGCATCGGGTCAGACTACAGCAAGAATAGACCCGCGAGTTTCAATTGAATCAAACACAGCAACAACGCTAACTCCAAACATCAGCCAATACGACATGTATGTATACGAGGCGATGCAAAATAGTTTAACAATTAACATTCCAACAGGAACCCCGTTAAACGGCGACAAGTTAATGTTTAGATTTACAGATAACAGCAGTTCTGTTGGTTTAAATTTTGTTATTACTGGTGTAGGTTGTTTTAGGCAAATTAATGTACCAATTCCAACTACTACTGTGGCAGGAAAAGTTACATACGTGGGTTGTATTTATAACTCGTTAAGTTCAACTTGGGATGTAATTGCATCCGGAACACAGATTTAATATATGGCAAACAGATACTGGGTTAGAAACGCCGTAGGCAACTGGAACAGCACAGCAAACTGGTCTTCAAGTTCAGCCGCAACTCCCGGTGGTGCATCTGTTCCAAGTACGGGTGATGTGGCAATTTTTAGTGCTAACTCACTAGCGGGCAACTGCACAGTAAACATATCTCCAACGGTTCAAGCTGTGAACATGACTGGATACACGGGAACGTTAACTTTTAACTCTTCTGGAAACTTTATAACTGTTACAACAACAGGGACTAATTTTACGGGAAGCACTACAGCCACTATTGTTAGAAGCGGGGCGTCTGTAGAAGGCACTAATATACGCGCTACAGGAACCAATACTACGGCAAGGGCAATAAATACCGGGGCAGTATCGGAAGCAAACGCGCTTAATTTTGAAATTACTACCACCTCCACACCAACATACGATCTCTCTCCTGTTTCTGATGGTATTTTTAAAAATTTGATTATTAACTCATTAACAACTTTTAATCAAATAAAAGTATACGGAAATTTTACTCCGACTAGGTCTAATGCATCCGGTTCCAGCTATGTATTTATGGGTATTTCTCCGTCTGTAGCGGCAACGGCAATGGTGGTTGGAACAACGTACACAATTACAAGTACAGGTACTACAGACTTTACTTCTTACGGTGCAGCAGCAAATACCCCCAATACTATTTTTATAGCTTCAGGCGCAGGAACTGGAACAGGTACAGTAACACCAACTAAGTTTATTTACCAAAACGGTGCAAATATTGTTTATAAAGTTAGAGTTGGGGACGGCACTAGCCAAGGTTCAGTTGCGTTAGGCAAATTTACCGCTTTTGGTACTAATGGTAGTTTAGAAGTATTAAGTGGATTTTTTAATAATAATGCCTTCCCTATTTATCTTACAGGAGCTTATCCGGGCTCAAATTTTTACGTTGCTGGTAGCCCGTATGTTAACAACATAAAAATACAACGTAATACATCATATAATTACGATTTATTTTCCGAGATTAACTATTCAAATAGCCCATTTGGATTAAATGGTGGGGTAGGCACAACACTTGATTTATTGGAAGCAAGAATTTATTATGACATGCGCCAAGGCGGTAACATACAATTTAAAGAAAATACAGTAATTGCGTCGTTTACACCTGTTTTTCTTGTGGGCGCTAGCGCTTATTTATTTATTAATTCATTAAACATTACTTTTTTAAAACTTGATCTGACGTCCTTTAAATCTACCATTTATAATGCGTTTTTAACTTTTTATTACAATGATTCTCTTGGTTATCAAAACCCTACTGTAAATATAGGGCAATTAATAGATACTCCAAACACATCCAGAGTAAGATATATAACTGGTGTTCAAGATGACTGCACATCTATAATTTATAATGTGATTATTAAAAAACTTGGCGGCGGGACCGATTATTTTACGGGCACAAGGTTTCGGTACGTTACAGGGTCGCCAACAGGTACTTGGTATGCAAACACAACGCTGCCCGGTTCTTTGACTGGAAACGCGCTGTTTAATGCTCAAAATTTTGGTAGTAACGAAGACTTTGGTGGCAATTCGGGCATTGCTTTTAACCGTTACCCTGCGCTAGGGGACTTCAATGAGTTTTTCTAGTATGACTCAACCCATAAATGCAGCCCATGTAGTCACATATGACGGCGCAGTTTTAAAAGTGTTTCATGCTAACAAGGGGGAAGGGTTGCTAACACATAAACACAATCACGCGCATTTGACCATGTGTCACGCGGGTTCGTGCTTAGTTACCCAAGGGGAGAAGTTTCTCACCATGACAAAAGACACACCGCCTGTTGACCTACCTGCAAACGAGCCGCATAAAATTGAAGCCCTAGAAGACGGCACTGTGTTTGTCAACATGTTTGCTTTACCCATCAACAAACCAACGGCATAATCCCCTATAAAGGAACAAACATGGCATTATTAAAATCAGTAGACACAGACTTCGGTATTCCCGCCACATACTGGAACATCGGTGTAGTACAAGAAGACTTCAAAGGCCAAGGCACTGAAGTTACCTTCTACGGCTACGCATCCAAGGAAGCCCGTGATGCAGGTAAGCAACCCTTGAGCGCGGGTAAGGTGCAGATCGCTGGTGACGAGTACGTTGCTGGTGCTGATCGTGCTGCCTTGTACGCCATCATTAAGCAAAAGCCTGAGTTTAAAGGCGCAGAGGACGTATGAGCGAACTAGCAGGCAAGTTTATTGGTGTACTGTTCCTTAGTCGAACAGTTGCACATCAGATGCACCTCGCCACAGAATCGTTCTCACAGCATTCGGCTTTGGGTACATTCTATGATGAAATTGTAGATTTAGCAGATGGTATTGCTGAACAATGGCAAGGAGCTAACGAAAACCTCCTCACCATTCCGACGCTTGCTGCTAAAGAAACAAAAGAGCCTTTGAAGTATTTCAAAGAAACTCTCAAATGGATTGAGTCTTATCGCTACAAGGCGTTTGACAAAGACGACACATCCATTCAAAATGATGTGGATAGCGTTGTAAAACTATTCCGCTCAACAATTTATAAACTACGTTTCTTGAAATAAGCTATGCAAAACCACCTCATCTCAGGCAACTGGAATGCGCTATGCGACAGTTGCGGACGTAAATTCAAAGCACTAGATTTATTAAAACGTTGGGATGGGTTAATGGTTTGCCGAGAGGATTGGGAAACCAGACATCCGCAAACACTTTTACAAGTACAACGAGAAAAAATAGCTGTTCCCTTTTCTCGTCCTTATCCAGCACAGGATACTTTTGTTACAACCGATGTACTAGAAATTGAATATACCAATCCTTATAATGAGGATATTATTGCAATGGAAACAGGACAACCGATTAATTTGGAAACTTAAATGGCAAAAATTTCACAACTTCCTTCTGCTGGTGCACTAACTGGCACAGAACAAGTTCCAATTAATCAATCTGGAACAACCGTACAGGTACTTTTAAGTGCTATTCGTACATGGCTTAATACTAGTTTTGCTGCTTCTGGTGCAAACTCTGACATTACTTCTCTTAGCGGTCTTACTACGCCTTTGAGTTTGTCTCAAGGTGGAACTGCTGCTACGTCTGCTGCTACAGCTCGTTCTAGCCTTGGTTTGGTTATTGGTACAAACGTACAAGCCTATAACGCAAACACTGCAGTAACTAATGCTGTTCAGTCTTTCTCAGTTGCTCAACGTGGCACAATTACCGCCCTGACAGACGGAGCAACAATCACTCCTGACTTTGCTGCCGCTAACAACTTCAGCGTGACATTGGGTGGTAACCGTACATTGGCTAACCCAACTAACCTCACTGCTGGTCAATCTGGTGTGGTTGTAATTACTCAAGACGGTACAGGTTCACGTACATTGGCTTATGGGAGCTACTTCAAGTTCTCCAACGGTACTGCACCGACACTGACCACAACTGCATCGGCTGTGGATGTCTTGGCTTACTATGTCGAGAGTTCTACTCGCATTACAGCCAAACTTATTACGGACGTTAAATGAGTGTAATTACTAACAATCTTTTACAGGGCGATGACGGCTACAACATTAGCCGCTCTGTGCGTCTGCGCTCGGCGGCGACTGCTACTTTTAGCCGCACAACAGGAACGGCAACTTCAGCTACAACTTGGACGTGGAGTGCTTGGATTAAGCGGGGAACACTTGGGTCTATTCAAGCAATGTTTTCAGGTGGTTCTAGTGGAACAGTAAGCTCTGCGACGACCAGCATGGTTTATTTTGACAACACTGATGTGCTTGGCGTACAGTTTTCTGGTGGCGCGTCGAATGTTGCAACCACCGCAGTTCTTCGTGACCCCTCTGCTTGGTATCACATTGTTGTAAAGGTGGCCGCAACAACCGCGACTATTTATGTGAACGGTGTGCAGGTGGCAATGGGTTCGGTGACGCCAACGTACATCAACGCCAATTCGACCATTCAGTATTTTGGCTACCAGAACTATTCTGGTTCAACTCGATACTTCGACGGCTACCTAACCGAAGTTAACTTTGTTGACGGTCAAGCCCTGACACCATCGAGCTTTGGTGAAACAGACAGCATCACTGGTGTGTGGAAGGCTAAGAAGTACACAGGCACATACGGCACTAACGGCTTCTATCTGAACTTCTCTGACCCTTCTGCTGCAACTGCTGCTGCGATTGGCAAGGACTACTCAGGCAACGGCAACAACTGGACACCGAACAATATTTCTGTGACCAGCGGCGTGACCTACGACTCAATGCTTGATGTGCCTACGCTTGGGACGCTGTCGTCCAACCACTGCGTGATGAACCCATTGGCTTCTCTGAGTGGTCGCACATCATTTAGCGCGGGTAATCTTCAAGTGCTAGGAACATCGTCAAGTGAATCTGGTGTTGACTACGGAACAATCGGTGTAACAAGTGGTAAGTGGTATTGGGAAAGCACCGTTCTTGCGGTGAGTAGTGCATCGTCTTATCCAAACTTTGGCGCTGTTAGGGTTTTGTATGGCCCAAGTAACGGCAAATATCCTGGCGATAGTTTTACTGGTGGGGCAGGTATTTTTACGGCTGGAACTATTTACAAAGAAGGCTCGTTGGTTACAACTGCAACATCGTACACAACAAATGACATCATTGGGATCGCGCTTGATCTTGACAACTTAACTTGTGCGTTCTATAAAAATAATACGCTGCTTTCCACAGTAACTGGGTTGACTGCGGGTACTTATTGGGCGGCTGTTGCTAGCTACTACAACTCATCCACTGCGCTCAACTTCGGTCAACGCCCCTTCGCCTACACCCCACCCACAGGCTTCAAAGCACTGAACACGCAGAACTTGCCTGATGCAACTATCAAGAAGGGTAACCTATATTTTGATGCGGTTGTACGGGCTGGAGCTACTGCTCCTACTAGCGTCACCTCTCTTGCATTTCAGCCTGACCTGCTGTGGACTAAGACTCGAAGCGCAGTGACTAATCACAACTTGTTTGATAGTGCTCGTGGTTTAAGCGTTCGCTTACAGTCAGACAATACGGGCGGCGATGCAGCCGCAGGGTCTATGGTTACATCGTTCAACAGCAACGGCTACACGTTTGGGTCTGATTACTCAGGAACAAATTTGTCAGGAAGCACTCACGTTGATTGGGTTTGGAAAGAAAGTGTCTCTGCTGGCTTTGACATCGTGACGTTCAACGGCACAGGCGGCGCATCTACAGTGAACCACAGCCTTGGAGTTGCGCCAAAGTTCATTATCGCAAAATGCCGTGGCACGACAGAGGACTGGCTGGTTGGACACGGCGATCTTGGCTGGACGAAGGCTTTAAACCTCAACCTTACGGGTGCCGTTTCGACCAGCATCACGGCCTGGAACAACACCGCGCCAACATCCACTCAGTTTTCCATTAACAGCTTCTTCTATAACGCAACAGCGTATGTCGCCTACCTATTTGCCGAAGTCGCTGGCTTCTCCAAGTTCGGCAGCTACACGGGCAACGGGTCTGCTGATGGGCCGTTTGTGTATTGTGGATTCCGTCCACGCTGGATCATGTTCAAGGCTACGGGTGAAGCTGGTAGCTGGACAATCATTGACACTGCGCGTCTTGGCTATAACGCAAACAACTCAACACTGTATGCAGATACATCAAACGGTGAGCAAGGCTATTTGCCAGCAGACATCTTATCCAACGGGTTCAAAATTCGATTGCTGTCAACTGGCACAAGTTTCAACACTGGCGGCATCGGGTACATCTTTGCAGCCTTTGCCGAAAACCCATTCAAGAACTCTTTAGCGAGATAATATGTTTAAACTTAATAATAAAGTGTTAGCGTTGGATACAGCGTTTACACATGAGGATATACAATATCCTGCTAATTGGCTTCGTTTGGCTTCTCAACAAGAACGTGAAGCAATTGGTATTACTGAAGAAGATGATCCTGCAACGTGGGATGATCGTTTCTACTGGGGTGTCGGTAATCCCAAGCAACTCAATGACGAAACAGTAACTCCAGAGCAAGGTGAACCTTACACACAGAAAGGCTTAAAATCTCAATGGTCTGCACAGATCAAGGACACAACCAACAAATTGTTGGCTGCTACTGACTGGATGGTTATTCGTAAAGCAGAGCGTAACATTAACATTCCAACAAACACAGTCAGTTATCGTGCTGGTGTGTTGGCTGAGTGTGATCGTTTGCTTGCTGCTATTGAAACCGCTGCTGATGTTGCTGCTTTGGTTACTGTTGTAACTACACAGAACTGGCCTAAAGCATGACAACAATTGACGCTACAGATGCACGACTTTCCTCACACGAAGAAGTTTGTGCCTTACGATACGAAGTAATAAATGCTCGCCTTAAACGTCTTGAAAGCATCCTTGTCACGGCATGTGGTGTGTTGCTTACAGGTATGGGCGGGGTGGTAGTAACTTTAATTACACACGCTCGATAATATGCCTTTAACAATTCTTGCCGCTGCCAATGCCGCTGTTGCTGCAATACAGCAGGGTTGTGAATTGTATAAAGAATATAAAGGCGTTGTTCTTAAAGCTAAAGAAACCTTTGACGAAGCTAAAGAGCATGTCGATGAGGTTGTTGGTATATGGAACTTCATCAAATCCAAACTGTTTCCTGCAGATACGCCCCCTGTGCCTACGCCGTCTGATGTAAAGAAATCAGAAAAGCCTAGTGCGCCTAGGGGGGCACCCGTCAAAGAAGAACCTCTTGACGAACAGCGGATTAAAAAAGAGTTAGTTAAAAACCTTAAGATCTTCTTTAAAGGCATGATTGCCATGGACAAGAAGATAAAGGAACAACAGGAACGCATAGACACTTCCGAAATACCTCCTGATGAGTTGCTTGACATTTCCCTTGACCATGTTGTGGCTAAGAAAGAAATGGAGAAGCTACAAAAAGAAATCAGAGAAATCATGGTTTACCAGAGTCCGGCTGAACTGGGAGCTTTGTACACAGACGTTGTTGAAATGTTTGGTCTTGTACAGGAGAAGCAAGAAGCAACGCACTTATTGAACCTTAGAAAACGTAAAGAAGCGGTACAACGCCAAGAACGTTTTATAAACAAAGTAAGACAACGAATAACATGGGTCATCGTTATGGCCTTAGTGGTAATGGAAATATGGGGACTAACTCTGGCAATTCTTCTAGCGAGACAGCGTTTGTAAGTTTTCTTGTATTACTTACACTGCTGTTTTTTATAATCCTTCCATTTGAACTGTACCTTTACATCATTGTAAAAGATGCCGTTGATATGTGTTACAAAGCTAAATAATGAACGAACTACTAAACATGCTTAAAGGGGCTGCTCCTGGCCTTGCAACGGCTGTTATGGGACCTCTAGGGGGCATGGCTATCAATGCTATTGCCAACAAGCTTGGAGTCGATCCTACGCCTTCTGCTGTGACGCAGGCACTTAAGGACAATCCAGACCTGGCACTTAAACTTAAAGAGATTGACGCAAAAGAATACGAAGTTGAGCAAACAAACTTAACAGAACGTATGAAGGCTGACATGGCCTCTGACTCATGGTTGTCTAAGAACATTCGTCCAGCTACCTTAATATTCCTGTTAGTTGCCTACAGTGGTTTTGCTGTTGCATCTATCTTTGGTTTTGAGACTAGGGGTGCTTACGTTGAGCTGTTAGGTCAATGGGGTATGTTGGTTATGTCGTTCTACTTCGGTGGACGTACGATGGAAAAAATTGCAGATAAGGTTAAGAAATGAAAGAACAGGTTATTTTTGAAATTGCTAGGATGATTGCTCGTACATTGTCGTTTGTTATGATTGCCATGACAGTGACTTTGTTGGGTGCTATGTTTCTACCCAACAGTGTTGTAGATAACAAAGACATCTTCCCAATCATTGCTCCTGCATTCTCGACGATTGTTGGTGGCTTTATTGGCTGGCTTGCAGCAATTAAAATGAACGGTGAAGAGGAGAAACAAGATGCAACTGAGTGAACATTTTAGCCTTGAAGAAGCAACCTACAGCGAAACCGCTGTTCGTAACGGTATTGATAACCAACCTTCTACCGTACAACTTGAGAACATGAAGACTGCTGCTGCAAAACTTGAGCAGCTTCGTGACATTACAGGTCCCTTGAGAATTAACTCTTGGCTCCGCTTGCCTGCTGTTAACGTTGCTGTTGGCGGTAGCAAGGTTTCTAGTCACATGGACGGTTGGGCAATTGACGTTAGCTCCTCTAAGCTAACCCCTTACCAACTCTGCCAAGAAGTTAAGAAAGCTGGTATTAAGTTTGACCAGATGATCCATGAGTTTGGACGTTGGATGCACATTAGCTTTGCTCCTGAAATGCGCCAACAAGAACTGACCATCTTCAAACCTGAAGGTAAATACAAACCTGGCATCTTGACAGAAGCCGAATATCATAAAGCTTAAGGAATACAATGGCTACTTCTGGAACAACTACATGGAAGCTTCAACGTGACGCTATCATCAGTGCTGCTCTTCGCAAGCTTGCGGTGTTGTCTGGTGGAAGCACAGCAACAGCCACTCAGGTGACAGAAGCAGCGGAAGCCCTTAACGCTATGATTAAGGGTTTCCAAGCAGATGGTATGCCTGTGTGGGCAATGAAGAGTTACACCTTCACTACCATTGCTGCACAAGCTGCGTATCAAATTGGCAACAGCCAAGCCCTTAATACTCCCATGCCGCTGAAGGTTACTCAGGCATGGCGTAGTGACTCAAACACTTCTAATGTTCCTTTGAACATTTACACAGATAACAACTATAACGTCTTGCCGTTGAACTACTCGTCTGGTACTCCTGTTAATTTGTACTACCAGCCACAAATGCAGCTAGGGACTATCAACTTGTGGCCTAAGCCTGCAGACAGCACGACATCTATTACCATTCGCTATCAGCGTCCCTTTGAGGACATGACAGCATCTACTGACGACATTGACTTCCCTCCCTACTGGACAGAAGCAATGATCTTTGGTTTAGCTGACCGCCTTGCACCTGAATATGGTGTTCCTCTGCAAGATCGTCAACTCTTAACACAACAAGCTGAACGCTTCCATCAAACAGCCTTGAGCTTTGGTATGGAAGAAGGCAGCATGTTCTTCCAACCTGATTATGTAGGACGATAATGGCTTACAGTAAAACACCCGTCATCCAGACATATGAAACTAAGCGGGTTAACTTTATTGCTAACCCACAACAACGTGATACTTCTGGCAGCAAAGACTTTCGCTTAATCAATATGATGACGGAGGTTATTGCCAGCCCTATTGGTGAACAGAAGAAATACTACATTAAAAGTCGTCCTGGCATGACTCAGTCGTACACCACTAACTCTGCTGTGGGTCGTGGTATGTACAACTGGATTGTAAGCGGTACTTCTTACATCATGTCCGTAAGCGGTAACAAGGTTTATTACAACGGCACGTTAGTACTAACTCTTGCAACATCTACAGGACAAGTTGGTTTTACAGAATTTGTTAGTTCTACGGGCGTAGTAACTTTGGTACTATTGGATGGTACTAACGGTTATGTGTTTACTGCCCCAGGTACTTACACACAGATTACTGACGCAGACTTCCCTACACCACATCTTCCTCACCCAATCTTCTTGGATGGATATTTGTTTGTAGCTAAGTCTGGTACTCAGGACATTTACAACAGCAACCTAGACGATCCTTTGTTGTGGACTGCTGGTGAGTTTATTTCTGCTGAGATGTATCCTGATAAGATCGTTGCCCTGTCAAAAAACAACAACTACATCTATGCTATTGGATCAAATTCGGTTGAATACTTTTATGATGCAGCTAACGCTACAGGGTCTCCGTTGGGTAGACATGCTAGCGCGGTGCAACAATTTGGTACAGTCGCTCCTGCCTCCGTCATCCAAACAGAAAAAGAAGTAATCTTTATTGGTGAAACGGGTAATGGTGGACACACCGTCTGGACCATTGACGGATTTAAAGAAAAAGAAATTGGTATTCCTGCTATTAAATCAGCATTGCTTGGTGAAGGAAGTACCCTAAAAGATGCAACAGCTTTCTGTGTCAGGGTTTCTGGACAGAAGTGTTATGTAATTTGTTTGTCTGCGCGTACCTTGGTGTATAGCTTCTCTACAGAAATGTGGCATGAATGGCAAACAGGAACAAGCATTTTTACTGGTAACTATGGTACTGACGGTCCTAACGGTAGTGCCTACATTTTAGACAAATCTAACGGTAAGGTTTACTTAATGGACGAGATGAAGTACACAGATGCAGGTACTGCTATCACATGTACAGCCATTTCTGCCAAGCTAGACTTTGACAATATGAACCGTAAGTTTATGCACAGACTTACGCTAGTAGGTGACGTTCCTGATGACACTTACGTAGACAGCACGGTTTACGTGTCGTGGTCAGATGATGACTACAAGACGTTCTCAACACCAGTTGCTCTTACCTTTAACGGCGATCTTCCTGCTATCTTTAGACTTGGACAGTTCCGTAGACGTGCAATTAAAATTACATATGCTTTGCCTCACCTGCTTCGTTTAGAAGGCATAGAAGTGGATATTAACAAAGGGGGTAACTAATGGCTATTGGTTTACCACCACCACCCACAAGAGCGGACAATGGTGACTTTGCATGGGTCTCTTGGTATAACCAGTTGTACACACTCCTGTCAACAACAGGAGCTGTTGCATGGGCTCAAGTGGACAAAGCGGGTAGCTCTATTGCTGACTTACAGAACAAAAACCACTCTTTGCTAACAGGCTTACAGGGTGGTACGTCAGGTCAGTATTATCACCTAACGGCTGCAGAATATGCAACCTTAGTTGCTAACGATACTAAGTACGGTGCTTGGCACAACACTGCTTCTCAAACAGCAGCGGCTGCTAATACAGCCTACGCAATGACCGTAGATACCACAGACTACACCAACGGATGTTCTGTGGCTAGTAGTTCTAGATTTACTGCCGCTAATGCTGGTTTGTACAACATTCAGTTTAGTGCTCAGTTTGTAAGTACAGATTCATCTATTCACGAAGTATCTATTTGGTTACGAAAGAATGGTACGGATGTAGCAGCAAGCAACTCTGTTGTGTCTGTTCCAAGTAAGCATGGAGCTATTAACGGTCACCTGCTACCAGCATGGAACTTTTTTATTCAACTTTCTGCTTCTGACTATGTTGAACTAATGTGGTCTACACCGACAACAAACGTTTCGATGGAAGCATTCGGCACACAAACAGGCCCCACTCGCCCATCTACTCCATCACTCATTGTGACAATGGACCGAGTTCACGCATAACTTTAAGGAATATATTATGGGTTGGTTTACCAAATTAAGAGATGCAGTAGAAAGCGCTGCAGTAGTTGCTGGTAATTATTACTTGCCAGGCTCTAGCTTGGTGACGTCAAAGTTAGTTAGCGAAGGTTCACAAAAACAACTAAACAGTGATCTTGGACGTGTAGCTCAACTAGGTTCTGGTTTAGCTGGTTCTGGTGTTGGTTCCGATTATACAGGTATTCCTGCAAGCGGGGGTTATAGCACACTAGGCGACATGTTTAGTGGTGGTGCTGGTAGTGGCGTTCCTGGAGCTGCTCCTCCTGCTGCCACATTGGGTGAGGGTATCGACACGAGTGCCTCCACTATGGCTAATGGGTTTGACACCACAGGACTGAGTGCTGGTCCTGCTACAGCTCCCCCAGCGTTTACTCCTAACACCGTAGCACAAGGCAGTAACATTCCTTCCTACGGTACTGCTGGTGGTGAAGGTAATTATGGCTATGACATGGGTACAGGTACTGCGGTAACAGGTACTCCAGCTACTGCTCCCACTGGTCCTAAGATGATTGGTGCCGATTACGAGCAAATGCCAGGTAATTTCCCAGCATACAGTGCTGTAAATGCTCCCTTGCAAGGCCAATCTCCTAGTTTTCTAAATTCTTTGATGGCTGGTAACTTTGGTCAAGCTGCTACCTCTGCTGGTGACTGGGCAATGAAAAACCCCATTCCAGCTATTTACGGTGCAGGTAGTTTGTACGACATGTACGCCAAGAATCAAATGGCTAACCGTCAACAACAAATGTACAACCAAAACCGTGCAGACATCTTAAACACCTATATGCCAGGTTCTCCTGAGTACAACTTGCTCAAGCAAGAGATGGACCGTAAGGATGCTGCTGCAGGTCGTAACAGTCAGTATGCTACTCGTGCTAACGAGTTTGCTGGCAAGATTGCAGGTTTGCGTATGAATGCTTTGAGCAACATGCAAGGAAATCAAAATACCTTGGGCAATCAAGCTTTGGGTAATCAGTATGGTATGTTTAATACTCCCTTGACTCTGGCTGCATTAACTGCAACACAGAGACCTACATCTTAAGGAATCATATGGCTGACTTATCAACCATGTTTAACCAACTTGGCCCAGCAGGAGGTTCTATCCTTGCTGGCGTTCAAATGGGTAATGAGGCCAATGCTGCTCAATCTGAGCAAGCCATGCGTCAAGCCCAGATGGATAAAATCCTGATGGAAACAGAGCAAGCTAAGCTGATGAATCCTTTGGCAATTCAAGCCAAACAACAAGAGATTGCTTCTGGTAAACTCAAGGCTTCTCAAGAACAAGACGCCTATCGTGATGAGATTCTTGGCAAGGCTATTCCTAAATTAGCAAATATTTCTGGTCCTGCTCGTTATGCAGCAATGGATCAAATCTTTGCTAAAGCAGGTTTACCTTTGGACGATGAAGATCGCAAGCATTTGTTTAGTATGGACCCTGACTCTATGCTTAAGGAACTTAAAGCTAAGCATGAATGGTCTCTGACGCAAAACAAAGGCTATCGTCAAGCTATGGACGTGGCTAAGGAACAAGCCAAATGGCATAAATATTCTGCAGATGCAAGTGCTGGTGCTCAACGCCATGCCGCAGACGTTAGAGCTAGTATTGCTAAAGATCGTGCTACTGCTGAGAAATCTTTGCAACAAGCTTTGGCTGGCGCTAAGACTTTTGAAGCTCAATCTGTTGTGTACACCGATTTTGCAGAGAAAGCCCGTTTAGCTGGTGATGACTTTGAGTATCAGCGTTTAGACACCTTGGCTAAACAAGCTAAAGCAAACGACTTGCAAAAACGTGCTGCCGCAGGTGATGCCCGTGCCGCACAACAGTTACAACTCCTACAAGGTTTGGGCGTTCCCATGAACAACGTACCACCAGCAGTTCCCCCTGCAGCTCCTGCAGCTCCTGCTGCTTCGAGTGCTGGAAATGGCCCACGTAAACCTCTCGCCGCTTATTAAGGAAAACTATGGACATCGACGCAGCTCTGAAAGACGGGTATTCAATTCAAGAAGTTAATGCAGAAGCTGCACGACGTGTAGGATTTCGCCTTGCTGATGCTAAAGCCGATGGTTATACTGATGATGAAATCCTGCAAGAATTGCGTGGACGTTTGTCAACTCCTAAAGCCCCTACTGCCAAAGATAAAACAATGGCAGAGGTGCAACAAGCAATAGGTCAACAGCGTGAAGGTTTAACAGGAACTGCTGAGACTCTGTTAAGCTTGGGTACAGGTGCTGTTGCACAGGTTGCTGGTATTCCTGTTGCTGGTATTCAGAAACTGCGCTCTTCTATGGCAGGTGTGCCCACTACGTTTGAGAAAGAGTATGCTGATGCTATTCAGCGTATGACTTTTGAACCACGTACAGAAGCTGGTCAAGAAACTACAGGACGTGTTGGTAAGTTTATCAACGACGTCGTTCTTCCTGTTGCTCCTATGCTGGGTGGTTTGCCTGCTCTTAAAGTTGGTGAAGGTGCTATGGCTGCTAAAGCCCGTATCATGCCTAAAGCCAGTGAGATTCCAAAGCCTGTTGAGGTTGCTAAACCTAAGACTGGTGTTGCAGCAATGAAGGACGAGTTGTCTGGTAAAACAGAACCAACTGTTCCTGTAGATGCCAACCTTGAGTATTACAAGCAACAAGCTCTTGCTAAAGAACAAGCTGCGTTAGAAGCACAACGTGCTGCTGGTGAGCGTCCAATTACCGTTGGACCAGAAGGCGTAGAAATGCCAGGTATGCGTAGTGCTCAAGAGGCGCTGGCAAACTTTGACCGTCAAGTGCGTCGTGATGAGCGTCGTGCACCTACAGAAAGTACAGACACTATGTTTGTTACTCCTGAAGGTGAGGCCTTGTTCAATCCCCTGTTTGAAGATCAACAGCGCCTTAACATGGTTAAGGACGTTGCTGGTGAACAACAGCGTTTGGCTGCTGAGTCTGCATTGGCTCAACGTTCTCAACAAGGTACACAGGCTAGCGTGTTTGAACCACAAACGAACATGCACCGTGCATTTACAGAAGTGTTTGCACAGGACCAGAACGGAGTGCGTCCTCTGTCTAAAGCAGAGTTTGTTGAAACTCTGGACAACTTAGCTAAAGAACCTGGCACAGCATTCCAAATGCCAGAGAACCTTGCTGAAGCCTATCAGAAATATCTTGAGCATCCTGCTCATGGACAGATGGACTTCTTTGGTGCTAATGAAGTTCCTGTAACAACTCCTTATAAAACTCTGGGTGAGATGACTCCCGCAGAGAAAACTAAATTTACTAAAGCTGGTAAGAAGCTTGGTATTACTCCTGAGATGGAGCAACGTATGCGTGAGCAAGAGTTGTTTCCAGGTATTACCAAACTCCATGCCAACTTTGATCCTGAAGCATTTAAGTTTGCTGGACTGGGTGCTCAGTTTGGTAAGTCCCCCATGCTTAATGTCCCAGGTGTTGGTGACCGTTTGAAGTCTCTTGGTAATGCTATGATTGAGACTCCAGAGGCTGCCATTGACTTGGCTAAGGCGGCGCCTGACGTGTCTCAGAACATGGTACAACGTGGTGTCAATGCTTTGACTAAGGGTGGTATCTTCCTAAAAGCTAAGGTTAACAACCCAGTGGTTCACTACACTGTGGACCGTTTCCTTAAAGCTGAAGGTTTGGCTGACGCCGAAATTTTGCAGAAGCTACAAACAAATTACTTAGGTTCTTTGCGTGAACTGTCTAAAGCAGAGCGTACAGAGGCCTTTGAACTGTTAAACCTAGCTGACTTGAATCAAAAGACAATTACTCCTGAAATGATGCAGAAGTATGGTTTGTCTGAAAGACTGCAAGGCTTCATCACAGAACATCAAACAATGATGGCTGATGTGTTGAATAAAATCAACACTGCTCGTGAAGCTACTGGTCGTAAACCCATCACAGGCCGTGAGGCTTATTCTGCTATGTCAATGACTGGTGACTTCCGTAAGGTTGTCTACAAGATGGTTGACGGTAAGCAAGAAGTTGTTGGCGTTATTGGTGCTGATTCTAAAACCCTTGGCTCACGTAGCCTGTCGGCTTTGGAAAAGAAAGTGTTGGAAAAAGACCCTTCCCTGTCGTTTGGTCCTTTGCAAGACTTGTCAAAGACAACACGCTCTATGAAGGGTACACCCCATGAAGCTTTCCAAGACGTGCTTGCCACTCTTGGTGAGAACAATCCCCACATTGCAGAGTTTGTTAAGACTCTGAAAGAAGTGGCTAAGGATGATCCTTCTAACTATCTCGGTATGCAAAAGCACACCATGCAGAAGAAGGGTGTCTTTGGTATGGAAGGTCGTAAGTTCTGGGAAACAACAGAAGACAATGCCCGTGCTTTCTTTGAGAACCAACTGCGTTACGCAGAAAGTGCTTACAAGTGGAGTCATTTGGCTGAAGCCGCTAAGGATGTCAACGAAGTAATTCGTAATCCAGAAGTGGTTGCTAAACAAGACCAAGCAATTCGTCTTGCTGATGACTACATGCAGAATGCTTTGGGCATCAATCCTAGTCGTATGGGCCGTGCTGTTAACGATTTCACTAACGCTGCTTTTGGTGCTGTTGGTTTAGGTCCATCCTATCCCCGTGGCATTGTTAGCGCATCTCGTGCTGTTGCTAACACATGGATGCTGTCTCTTAGCCCTGCCTTCTTAGGCATGCAGATTATCCAAGCTCCTGCGGTGATTCCTTCAATGACTGCGCTATTGCGTGGTCGTGGTATGGCTCCTAAGATGACTTGGTTAACCCAAGGCATGGATTACTTTGCTCAATCAGGTATGACCTTTACCAAGGCCTTGGCTGGTATGGAGTTGTCCACTGTTGAACGCGGTGCTTTGAAGTATGCAAAAGATAACCATGTGTATGCTACAGACATGGTTGAGCATGCTAACCAGATCGAAAAAGGCGCTGGTTACTACACTACCAAGTTGACACAGACTCCTGCTGCTATCACTGAACAAGCAACCCGTGCTCAGGTCTACATGACCTTTGTACACATGCTGGATGATGCTGGTCTATCAACTAAAGACGGCTTGTATCAACAAGCTCATCGCTTTACTGACATGGCTATGGTCAACTATAGTGCTATTGAGAAGCCAACCTTCTACAACAGCCTTGGTCCCATTGGCAGTGCAGCATACAACTTGAAGAGTTTTGCACATAACGAAATTAGTAAGTGGTCGTTGTTTGCCCGTGAGATTGCAGAGACAGGTAACCCTGCTCCTTTGCTGACTCAAATGGCTACAACCATTGCTTTAGCTGGTGTTATGGGCTTGCCCTTCTTCTCACAGTTTGAAGAACTCTATGACTTCATTACCAAGAAACTGGGTAAACCCCGTAGCTTAGCCTTGGATGTACAAGAGATGTCTAAGGCTGTTGGTAAGGAACTTGGTCCTAACGCTACCTTTGCCCTCTCCAATGGTGCTCCAACGCTCTTAGGCGTGGATTTAAGCACTCGTTTGGGCTTGGGTGATGTGATTCCTAGCTCTGCTGCTGACGCAGCCTTTGCAGGCGGTGGTAAGCTGTATGAGATGGGTAAGGCTACAGGCCGTGCTGTTATCAACCCATCAGAAGAAAACCTGAAAGCAGCAGCAATTAACCTTGCTCCTCCAGTTGCTCAAGGACCTTTGGATGTTGCTTGGTATCAGAAGAACGGTCTTGCTTACAGTAAGGACCCAGAGAAGCTGCGCCCAATGGCTCGCCGTAACGATGCAGACATCTTGTTCAAGAAGATTGGACTTACTGGTATTAACGAGTCTGCTCAGAAAACTGCAAACTACCAAAATGCTCAGTTGGATAAAGCCTACACAGAATATCGTTCTATTGCAATGCGAACCATTGCTCAAGACTTGTTCCGTAACCGTCCAATTGATCCCAAAACTCTTGAGAAATACTTTGTTACTGGTCAGGGTGACCCAACAACATTCTCTACAGACATCCAACGGTTGGCTGTGGACATGAACTTGGACCCACAAACAGCAATTACATTGAAACAAGCTGCTTCACAGCGTATCCCACAACTGCGTAGCTTAGAACGGAGAGCACAATAATGGCAGATTCATTAGAACAAATGTTTAATGAACAACCAGGTTTCTTTTCTAAACTCACCGATCCATTCACATTGAATAAATTGGTGACAGAAGAGGCTAGGCAACGGCATGGTATTGGTGAAGATGTTGGCGGTACAGGAGATGCTTATCGGCATCTTCTTGCCTCTGCTATCCTAGCTAAACGTCATGGTCCTGGGTATGCAGAAACCATTGGTAATATGCACGAATGGCGTGTTCCGTTTATTGGTGCTGGTTTTAATCCAGCCCCTGAAGACACCGCTATGGATTTGCATAACAACTCTCTTGGTAGACAGATTGCTCAAGAGTCAAAGTCTTACAAAGATGTTCAGCGTAAGGTTCAAGCAAACATTGATTCAGGTACTGCTAAGACTGTGTACTCCCGTGCACAAGCTCCCAAGCAAGAATATGACCCAATAGATGCGGCAATAAATAAACCTATTGATTTAATCCGAAGTATGTTTACTCGGAAATGAAAAAAGCCCCTAAGCTCACAAGGCCTAGGGGCTTTCTTTTTATGCGTTCTCTTTCATCTTCATGAAGACAAAGCGTAAGAACGCTACGTTAAGGATAATGGCATAATGATACTCATCTTCCTCGTCACCAGTCATGTGCTCAACGCCCAGTTGCAGGCCGTTGATAAACTCTAGCATTACTACCATAGTTTAAACTCCGCAGGAGCCGCCGTGACCTGTGTATTCACAGATGTCAACCTCGTCATAAATCATGTCTTTATGCTTGATTGCTTCTGAGTATGGCACAGACGTCAGGGGTTGTCCACCTCGACTCCCATCTGGATAGCAGGTAAACCCTCGGAGTCGGGGTGCATACTTTGCAAGAGTTTCTGTAAATGATTGTACACGTTTTTCATTATTTCCTGCGCTTCCCCAGGATGGAAGGTTAATGGTTGAGGAAATAGACATGTCAACGTAATCTTGGATATCCGCTTGGAATTTAATTCGCTGTTCATAGTTCTCACTCAGGTCAATAGCCGATTCAATCTTGTCTGGGTTGACTCCATATTGTTGGATAAGGTTCTGAGCAGTCCCATCAACGACGTATTGGTACTTCCATTTAGTGCCTTCTGTAAGGAAGCGTCGCTTGTAAGCAACAGCAAAAAGCGGCTCAATGCCCGTTGTTGTTCCAGCAAGGATTCCAATTGAACCCGTAGGAGCAATGGCACGGTATGCCTTGGGGTGGTTAAGGTAGAATCGGTCACAGTGTTCATTAGCACTTCGTTCGCTTTCTTCTTCGTAAACTTTCAACCATTTGTGCAGCTCAGGGCTTACTTCGTACGGTTGATTACGTTTAAGTAACCATTCGTGAATACCCATAAGTCCCAGACCAAGGCGTCGATTCTTTTCTCGAACTCGGTATACTTTGTCGTATGGGAGGTCAGCTCTAAGCGTTCCACAAACCAGAAACTTGCTAGCAAGGGCAACAATAGACTTAAACTCAGCAAGAGATTCAATATTACCAAGGTTAATTGAACCAAGGTTACAAACATCCGAGTCATCCTCAGAAGTGACTTCTGTACAAGCATTGCGAAGGGTTTCATTTTCTTTAGTTCCAAAGTTAAAGCTGAAGCCAGGTTCTCCTGTCATCAGTGCCTGTCGGCAGTTTTCTACAAATACGGGGTTATGAGCAAGGCTAAACTCGCCAGGCTTATTGGGATTCTGTAAGAACGATGCGTTGTCATAGTTCACAGAGATGTTAGTCATGTCCAAAGGAGCAGCAGCATTGAAGTCTTTCTCCTTGGCAGCCTTTACATCGTCTGACCAGTCTTTAACGTGGAGAAATTTATCAATGTCTTCATGTCGCCAATTAAGAGACGCATAGATCGCACTACGTCGAGAGCCTCCTTGCATGACGTTGCGTCCAATTTCATTGATCGCATACATAAGTGGTAGAGGTCCGCTTGCAGTGCCTCCTGTTCGGCTAAGAGCTTTTCCAGCAGCACGGAGTCGTGAGTAGTCAATACCAATGCCACCACCCGTCATCAAACAAGACATTGCTCGCCATGTAACATCACTCCACTCTTCTCGCGTATCTGCTTCTGCACGAAGTAGATAACAATTGTTATACGCCTTGTAGGGGCGACCTGCGTAATACAGGTAACGACCACCTGGCAAGAACTTCATTTCCTTAATGTATTCAGTAAGCTGTTTACATTCATCCAAACTCATCAATGCTGTTGTAGTACCACCACGCGTACCACAGACATCATCTACTAACCGTTCTGCCAACTTGTCCCATGTATCAGCGGGACCTTGGGCATATTTAAAGCGAAAAATGTTCTCGCCAAATGTATTACGAAATCGGGATTTATCTGTCATAGTTTCTTTATAAAAATAGCAGGCTTATTGCTGCCAGTAAGTTTTTCGTATTCTTTTCTCTTTGCTTCACGTTCCATAATGCAAAGCTCACAGTTGCCTTTTCTCAACCATTGTCGATGAGTCGGGCATTGACGATTCTTGCGAACCTCTGCCAGTTTCTTCATGGTTGTATCGTCTAATGGCATCCTTTGCCTCCTCTTCTTGCTGCATACGTTCTAAGTATTTTTTCTTGTAATGCTGCTGTTCAATTGATTCTACAGGATTGTGAGATGTGGTTTTCATGCTACTGCTTTAACAAGACGTTCAAAGTTCTCTTCGATCTCATCATTAAACTTATCAATGCATTCGGTAAGTTCAATTCCAAGGATGTCAAAAAACTCAGGGATGTCTAGGTTGTGAACAATTAGATCTTTAAGTTCCTGAAGGTCCATTAAGGTGTTCTCTTGTTCCATACTCACTCAATTTTACTTTTGACAATTTGTTCCTTTAAAATATCAATGATAGCTTTCTCTAACAACAAAGCGACTTCGTCTGCTGTTAAATCAAGCTTAACCAATGCACTACCATCTTCCTGTTCAAACAGCTCGATTATTTTCATTGCGTTTTTCCAGTTCTCTATTGATGTACCACATAGCTTTACGCAGGTCCTCTACGGCATCTTGTTTAAGATCGCATCGCCAGATGTACTTCAGAGCATTGCCTAAGTTAAACCCCATGTGCTCTGTTATCTGAATACATTCGATACCAGAAGGATGCATGGTGTAGTGTGCAGGGCGCTCTACAGGATCAGGTTGTGGTGTGTTTAATTCTTTGTAATGTTCTATGTCAATCTCGTTCAGCATATTTTTTGTTCAAATAGTTTAAAGAAACGGGCATTAAGTCAAACTCTCCGTCATTCACATCATGCAAGACTAAGAAGCCACGCCAATGTCTGTTACCTTGGCTGCTCATGTAGTCTTCATTGTGTTCATAACAGGAACCTGCAATGACACTGGTTAGTAGTCCCCCATCCGCTTTGTAGCCCGTAGCGATTTGAAGACCCTGCTGATGTCCCTGTACGCAGGACATATGCTTTTTAGATAAACAAGCTGCAGCAGTAGTGACAGGGCGCCCCATGAGGCCAGTGGTAAAGTAATGACTATAAGCAACACCATCCAAAACCACGACATCAAGAAAGTTGTGAACGTCCCAACCATATTCTTCGTATCCAAGATCGCTAATTGAAAGAACCCCCTCAAGTTTAGCATCATCGTTGACAGCGCGGTTAATCCTGTGTTCATGGTTTCCTAAAGTTAGTACTAGTTTTGGTTTGTATTGTTTCTCTTTATTCTTTTTAGCTCGTGCATTAAAGTCCCATATTGGAGACAGGAAGCTAACCATAGCGTCCTTGCTAGCTTTAATATCCTCGACATAGCGGCGTCCTTCAAAGCTCTTTTTGCCAACATCGTAACTAGATAAACTAGGCATGTCTGCAAAGTCACCAATACAAATAATTGTGTCAGGTTTCTTCTCTACAGCATACCTACCGATTTTACTGAGGTAACTAAAGTCAACCCCAGGTTTTGCCTGTACGTCAGGCAGGACTAAGTGTTTTGCCATTTGCTAAAATGAATCCTAAGTTTGCTAATGAGTAGGCAAAGAACGCTAGTGCCATGCCCGTGTTGTTCTTA